CAAGCAAAAGGATGGCAAGGACGGTGTAGAGATTCACTTTTCGATGCAAACAGTGAACTTTGATCAGCAGGAATCGCATGAAACGTATGAAACGTCAGTCGCCAAGCTGAACCTGGGATTCGAGGATGATTTAGCCAATACGCTCGTAGTCAAACCTTTCGATGGTGATTTACCCGATGGCGTTGGCTTTAAGCCGCCACAAAACGCAAAGCCAAACGCAGGAAGGGGTAAGCACCAATCGATGGGCAGGGAAGCGCTCCGCCATATTGTGAAGACGGAAGGGCAATACCAGATCGTTCAAGGTGAACGCCATCGCGTGGTGACGTTAGAGCGTTGGCGGGATGAGGTATACGCCAGGTTAGGGAACGATGTGGAGGAAAGCGATAAAAGGAAGCGTTGGAAGGAAGTGAAGGACAAGTTAGTTGAGCTTGAGTTTGCCGCCATAAGAAACGATTTGGTGTGGATCAAGCCGATTAATCAGGAAGGATTTTGATGTTAAGCGTCCGAATGTCCGAAAGTGATGTTTTGGCGTCCGAATTAGGGTGTCCTAAAGTTGATGTTTTGTCCTTTAAGCGTCCGAAAACGCGTACGAAGTTGTCCGAAAGCGTTGTAGAACAAGAAGTGAACGCGTCCGAAATGTGTGTGTGTCTGAAAGACACACATTCGGACGCTTCAATGTTTCGGACGCTTGATGTTTGATGTGTGATTTGTAGAGAAAGGATTTAGGTTATGGCGGCAAAAGATAAGCGCGGAAAGGTGAGAGATGGTTTGTATGGCGGATCACAGGATCGGTTGAAGAATCCTTTTGAAGAGGATGACCAGATCGTGTTGGCGATGAACAGTGTGGCGGTCAGTGTGATGAAGAGGAAACGTGAGGCGGATAAGGTTTGGGGATTGGATCGTTTGGCGGAACTTGTGAGCGAGGAAACGCGATTAAGGTTTTGGAAGCAGTTATGGCGGTGTAGGGATGCAAGGAAAGCGAGAGACGTTGAGGCGTATAGGTCAGCTTGTGGCGGGATGATTAGGGCGTTTGACGTGTTGGAGGCTGAAGCAAAGGCGATGAACGCTCAACCGTTGGCGGTAAGTGTTATGGAGGGTCAACGGGATGACGGGAGCGTGTTTGCGATTTGCGCTGATCCGGCAACTGTCCACGCCTACGCGGCAATGAGACCTGAGTGCGACTGCTGGACGATGGATGAAGTGGCGGTCATCTTGCAGCAGGAATTTTTCACGCAGGCGGTGAGTATTAAACGGGCAATGCCTGGTGCTGAAGTGTTGACGCTGATGGCGGAAGAGGATATTGGTCCGGTGTACAAGGGAAGCAGTGAACAGGCTTACGCGTTGAGCAAGGACGCGTTGGCGGTAATGGAAAGTCAGTCAAAGCGACATGGTTGAAACGTTTGGAGGAAGGCTCCCGGTTTTTGCATGTTTTTGGCTACGGGAACATGTGGGGGTGCCTGATGTAAGCAGCAAGGCGGTGATCGGTCAATGAGAACGATTCACGATTGGGAGTGAATCGGATTCAAGCATGATGCTTGATCGATAACGATTCTTGATGTTATGCGACGTGATGCAAAGCCAATGGATCGGCGCGCATTGGCGCAGCCATAGGCGCTCGGAAAGCGCCCTTGTAGGCGATTTTCTAAGGTCATGGCTATCACCCTATTTGCTTTCGAGAAAATCGATTGTCGGCGATTCTATGGGTTTATCCTCCAAAGTATTGCGACGAGCGCATGCAAGCGCCAAGCGTAAAGCTTAGACGTGCGCAGCGCGCCAGTGCGCGAAGCGCTTGGCGATCAATAACGCAAAATGGCGCCAGTGCGCGAAGCGCTTGGCGCGCGAAAAAAAAGCCCCGAAGGGCTTAGATTAAGTTTTCATGCTTTCATGCTGGCGTTAAAGGTTAAAAAAAATCGCGCACGCAAGTGCGACGCCAAAAATTAGTGCTATGGTCCAATCGATTAAAGCTTGCATGGTTTAAACCTCCGCAAATTGTTTTGCTGATTTTCCGTGGACGACGATAGCGATTGATGCAGCGCTTGGCTTTAAAGCGCCATCGCACGCCCCGCATGTGATGCATTGTTTTTTGTCGCCACCTTCGGGGCTGGCGGGACAAATTGCTTCGTTTTGAAGCTTAAGCGCTGATCCGATCGGGATAACGCGAAAAGTGCGCCAGCCCATTGCGCGCGCGACGTCGCGATCGCTAACACTATCAGCGCTTGCCATACACAACTCGCGATGTGCTTGCGCGAAGGGCTCGCGCCATTGATGCGTATATCCGGTCCAATCGCTGGCAAGCTCGAGCAGCTCAAGCCAATTTTCCGCGGGAATCATGGCGGGATCGCCATAAGCGCCTAATCTAACCTTGCGACCCTTTAGCCAAAGCGCTGCAAGCTTTACATTGTGCGAAAAATCGGGATATGAGCCGCGTTCAAAAGCTTTATAAACCGCGCTAACGCTTTTGGAGTAATCAACGTAACATGTGCGCTTTTGGCTTTCGTTGCCACGATGCACACAATCGCCACAAATGCTTTTATCATTGCCAGTATTGACGGCGCTGATAGGGTTAACGTCCGATCGAATAATGTACGTTTGAATCATGTTCCCGGTTTTGACATTGCTAGACTCAAAAACCGCGATCCCGACGATTGGCGCTTGATCGATTGGCGAGAATCCGCGATAAAAAACAAATCCGTTTGGCTTGCGCATGATATTGACTCCGTCTTGATTGATTGCAACAAGCAAAACAATAGCATGGTCGCGCATTGATCGATTGACCATTTGTCGGACAATTTCAACCTTTTAGGGGTTTATATGGCGGGGCAGCCACAAAAGCGCGCAGCGCTTGCGGTTATTGAGAAAGTAGGCGAGGAGGAGATTCTCGAGCGTATAAGCGCTGGCGAAAGTGTTCGAGCTATAGCCGAAAGCATTGGAGTAAAGCAGGGACATTTAAATAGGTGGTTATTGGCGCCAGAGCGCAGCGCTCAGTACGCGCGCGCACGCGAGGAGCGCGCCTCGGCGCTGGCGGAGGAGGCGCTGACGATCGCCGACGAGGCAAAAGACGATCCTAGACTGCGCGTTGATACGCGCAAATGGTTTGCTGCGCGCCTCGATCCGCGATCATGGGCGGAGAATCGCGCGCCCGTCGTAGCGATTAACATCGACTCGCAAGCATGGACGGCGATCAAACAAGCTGAATCGCTGACAATTGACGCATCGCAACATGATTGACGCAGTCGCAATCGCTTTACCAAACGCGACAATTGTCGCCCAAACGCGGAAAAACTGACAATCTGGTAGGGTTTGATGCGGTTTCGATGGTTTGTCGAGAATCATTCTCATCCTCGATTGACTCGGAAATGCGAATGATTATCATTTGATAATCGTTTTGACCCCCCTGGCGCGATTTGGGCGGGGCGGCTTTGCCGCGGTACTCCACACGCGCCAACTTGTGCTTTGCACACCTGGCAATTGTGCCCTGCCGCTGCAATCCGCCAGCCTATGCTTTGCCCTCCCGCCCACACTACACCGCCCATCGCCCCGACGAACGGCCCCCAAAAAAATTTTCACAAGTGAGCGAAACGCTGTTACGCTTGCAACAAGTAACGAAAACAGGGGAACGACATGGCGGTTTATGGTTATGCAAGGGTTAGCACACAGGAGCAGGTAGACAACACGTCGCTAGCCGAGCAGATTAGGAAGATTCAGGGATTGGCGTTGATTCGCGGCGAGGATGTGGGCGAGGTGTTTACGGATGAAGGCGTGAGCGGTTCCGTGCAGCTTGCCAAGCGCGATGCCGGTTCGCGTTTAGTGGCTGCACTTCAGCCAGGTGATGTGGTGGTCATGACGCAATTGGATCGTGCGTTTCGTGACACGGTTGATGCGTTAACGATGGCCGAGGCTTGGAAGGAGCAGGGCGTTAAGATGATTGTGCTGGCACTGGGTACAGACCCGGTGAATAATGGGTCGAGCTGGTCTGAGTTTTTCTTTACGTTGATGGCGGCAGTAGCTAGGCTTGAGCGACGCAGGATTGCCGAGCGCATGGCTGATGGGCGTAAGAGCAAGGCGCAAGCCGGTGGTTGGGTTGGCGGTCATGTGCCGTTTGGGTTTCGTAAAGATGGTGATGGCAAGTCGGCGAAACTTGTGAAGGATGAATCGACCTATCCCATCTTGATGTTTATGGCGGACAAAGCCAAGGAGCGCAAGAGCTATCGCAAGATTGCTGAGATGGTGAAGGATCAGTTTGGTATGGCGGTAACGCATACCTTGGTGCATCGTGCGGTGGCAAGTTATGAACACGCCTAATAACGAAATTTTTAAGCGTTATCTTGAGTTGGTGCGCCGCTACAGGCCCAACGCGCCGTTGTTCGTGCGCGAAGTGTTGGGGGTTGATCCTGACCCTTGGCAAGTGGAGTTTTTGGAGGCTATATCCCGCGGCGAGCGCAAGATTAGCGTGCGCTCCGGCCACGGTGTTGGGAAGTCCACGGTGGCTTCCTGGGCGATGATTTGGTACATGCTAACGCGTGGTCCTGCAAAGATTGTGGTGACGGCGCCGACCTCAAGCCAGTTGTACGACGCCTTATTTGCTGAGTTAAAGCGTTGGGTGAAAGAGCTGCCTAATGCTTGGGGTGATCGCTTGGAGGTTAAGACTGACCGCATTGAGATGCGTGCTGCGCCTCAAGAGTCATTCATATCCGCCCGTACATCGCGTGCCGAGCAACCTGAAGCGTTGCAGGGTGTGCATTCGGACCATGTGATGCTTGTGGCGGATGAGGCATCAGGTATTCCTGAGTCCGTGTTCGAGGCGGCGGCGGGTTCCATGTCAGGGCATAACGCTGTGACGATTTTGTTGGGTAACCCAACGAAGTCCAGCGGGTTTTTCTTTGACACGCATAACCGATTAAAGGATGAGTGGTGGACACGTCGCGTGTCCTGCTATGACTCCAAGCGTGTAAGCGATGCCTATATCAAGGATATGGCGTCAAGGTATGGCGAAGAGTCCAACGCTTTCCGTGTTCGCGTGTTGGGTGAGTTTCCGCGTACCGATGACGATACCTTGATTGGCGTTGAGTTAGTGGACAGCGCTTTTCACCGTGATGTAGAAACGACGGATACGCCAACGGTATGGGGTTTGGATGTGGCGCGATTTGGTACGGACGCCACAGCACTAGCAAAGCGCAAGGGTAATGCGGTGACCGAGATACGCAAGTGGCGTGGGTTGGATTTGATGCAGACCACGGGCGCGGTGGTCGCTGAATACGAGGCCATGAAGCCAGAAGACAGGCCCGTTGAAATACTTGTCGATTCGATTGGCTTGGGGGCCGGTGTTGTGGACCGCTTGCGCGAATTGAATATGCCTGCGCGTGGGATCAACGTGGCTGAGTCTCCAGCCATGGGAACGATTTATGTGAACTTGCGTGCTGAGTTGTGGGGAAAGATGAAGGCGTGGTTGGAAAAACGCGATTGCAAGATTCCTAAAGATGAGTCGCTTTTGGCGGAACTTGTCTCGCCGCGCTATTCGTTTAATAGCAACGGGAAGATGAAGCTAGAGAGCAAAGACGAGATGCGGAAACGCGGAATTGGATCACCTGATATGGCTGATGCTTTGGCGTTGACCTTTGCCAGCGATGCAGGAACAGCGTTGTACGGTAAGGCTTACAACTCACAGTGGGGTAAGCCGATTAAGCGGAACTTGAGGGCAGTTGTTTAATCGAGAGGGGTAGAAATGGCAAAACGAAAAATGCGTAGATCGGAAAGCAAGAAGATGATTTTTGACTACTTAAAGGGATTGAAGAATCCTGTGAATGCTTGGCATTTGGCGGCAAAGTTTGATATGACCACCAAAAGGATTGATCAACTCATGACCGAGTTGGCGGGAGATGATCTTATTGTGAAGTCCAAGGGGATAAAAGACATTGAAATACCTTGGAAGAAAGTGATGGTGAACTACTTCGAGGTGAAAGACGAATACAAGACCTTTAAGCCGCGTAAGCCTAAAGCGCCAGTGCTGTGGCATAACCCATTTGGAATAAGGGCTGCGTGATGGATAGGGAAGACATCATCCGCATGGCGCGGGAGGTAGGTATTGAGTTTGATCCGCGATGGGGGACTTGCTACACGGGAAATGTTCAACTTGAACGCTTCGCTGCCCTTGTTGCTGCTGCCGAGCGTGAAACGTGTGCAAAGGTTGTCGAAGATTACTGCGGTGCATGGGACGACGAAGGTTATGCGCTCGCCGCCGCCATACGAGCAAGGGGTAACACATGAACAGAGGTGACATCATGACCCTGGTTGAACGTTACGCACTGGCAATGAGATTGGTAGATCGCCACGGCAATCAATATGGCGACCGCGACTTGTTGACGCTAACGCATCAACAAATCCGATGGGGTCTTAAGGCACTTGTTGCCTCTGAACGTGAAGCCTGCGCCCAGCTGTGCGACGCAGAGGCAAGCATTGAGGGCATAGCGCAGCGCTGTGCCGACGCCATACGAGCAAGGGGGCAGGCGTGAAAGACTACCTCGCAGGCCAGGCTACCTGGCGCACGCCCGAAGATGACCCGCCGCCATTAGGCGTGAAGATGTTATTGCTCAATCCTGGCGGCGTGTGCGTCATTGGCACTTGGTCCGAGTGGGCGGTTGCCTGGGCGCCACTGCCAAGGGTGCCTCAACACATTAAGGAGGTATTGACGTGAAAGATTTGACGATTGGCGATGTGATGGGCATTGCCAGAAACACAGGGTTTGATCAGCACGCAGAGAATCTTTTTATCTTTGCGGCGCAGATTGAATTTGTTGCAGGCGAAGCACGCTTAAACCATTGCATTGAGTTGCTGGAGAAAAACGGCTATGACGATGCGGCGGAACTATTGAAAGGACAGGGATGAACCTGAACGATATGGTAAGAAAAGCTTGGGTGAATGGCTTGCTTGAGGATTTTCCACGAAGCGAATACGAAAAGCTGCAATGGGAAGTGCTTGAAGAGATGGTGATTGAGCTTGAGCGCCAAACGCGTGAACTGGTGCGGATTGCCGAGCTTGAGCGTAAGCGTTGGGGGAAATCATGAGACCCGTAACCATTCTTGTTCCAGCGTACAAGCCTGAGCACCTATACACGACACTAGCCAGCATCGATGCACAGACCTATCCGCGCATCAAAGTCATCATTGGTAATCACAGTCCTGATGAGAATGACCACCACATGATCAACGATATGGCGCAGTGCTATGACTTTGAAATCATCGACACGCATTTGATTTGTCCTGGCGATCAAGTGGCACATTACGCGTACCTTTGGGCGCAAGCCCAATCGGACTTGGTGCGCTTTGTGTATGACGATGATGTGATCTACCCATCATCAACGTCCTACTTAGTCGATTTGGCGGATCATCACCGTGACGCTGTGATGTTTTGGCATCAACGCCATTGGATTGACGGTTCCGGGCGTTTTCTTCGCGCACCAGGCTTTATCAATCAAGATGAACTGATGAAGTCATCACGCGAGAACATTTTGCGTTTGATGGCGATGCACAAGAACTTTATTGGCGAGCCTTCGTTTGTGATGATGGACCGCTCCAAGTGCGCATTCACCATGACCTACGCGCCACTTGGCGAGGTGGCACCAAGGCACTATTTAGGTGATGTGACTTGGTATTTGGAAGCCACGCGCCACGGGCCAGCGGTAGGCGGTGGGGCGCACCTGGGGGCGTTTCGCTTGCACGCGAACCAAGACTCTAATAAGGACAACCCGCGCCACACATTAGGGATGGTGGATTGGGAAA